AAAAGCCAGTTTACACGTAAAACGCCTTTTTGATTTTCCCCTTTTTCACGCAAAAAATTTGAACAAAAAATGTGAAAAATTATTGTTAATAATTGTGTAAAATAAAATAGAAAAAAGCTTGCAATTTTATGGTACTGTGATATAATATAATTGTAAGGAAGATATGAAACAAATAAACAAATAGAGAAAGCAGTAGCACTTACAATGGCATTAAATCAATTGGGTTTTTAAGCCGGGAAAAATCCCGGCGCTGTAATGCTACCGTTGTCAGTTGCAAGTCTGAATGAAAAAGGCAGAGCACAGAACCCAAAAAGAAAGGAAGAAAAGAAAATGACAAAGGAACAAAAATTATTTATGGAGATGTATATCAAATCAAATTTATCAGAGGTGCTCGATGAAGCCAATGAAAATGGTTATGAGGTTATCGGCGTTGGTATCTCATCAGAGGAATACATTGAAGGTGAAGAATTAGACAGTAGCTGTCCTGGTATCAACGCTGACAGTCTTGAAACCACCGATTATATTTGCTTAGACAAAGATGCAGACTTTACAAAATACAGCTTAAAACATATAGCAATTATCGCTGGCGACTGGAAAGTTAATACACCCGTTGAAGGTGAAATATCTATCCATAACCCAGTAGTTTATAAAGTTATTTGTTGAAAGTGAGGTAATTAATATGAAAATTGATTTTGAAGTAATCAACCATATTTCTAAGCTTAAAATTGAATATTTTAATAAATTTTTCAGTGATGTTAATATTCATTATGATAGGCGCATGGCTTTATATTATTCTTCGTTTGGTGAGATTAAAGCTCTTTTTGATATAGCAGAGTTACTTACTGGATATGTATTTACTTACTGTAGCATATTAGACTACTTAAATTCAGGCAAAGCAATATCAATTCATGATTTTATAGAAAGGAGGATGATAAAGAAATGAACATTGATTATAACACGTTAAACTCTATTAGTGAATCTTTAATACGCGATTTTAATGAATATTTTTATCGGGATAATTCAGAAATGCCATTTATCCCACGGGAATTAGATTTATACTATAAGTTATACTATAAGTTATACGGTAAAATTCAGATGTGTTTTAAACTAGTAGAGATTATACGAATGAAAGAGTATTCACAAGATGTTATTAAGCTTTATCTTACTAGCGGTAAAGCAGTATCCATTGCCCATTTTGATGAATACATAAAAGGAAAGGAATAAAGGTATGAGATCATTAAACCTCCTCATAAACATTAGAAACATTTTAGACAAACGTATTATAGGTGAAGTTACTTTAACCTACTCAATCGAAAGCTTTATTACAGTTGAAATTAAAACCGCCTATGGCAGGTGGATCACAAAAATAGCTGACCCATGCACATCACAAAGTCCATTTGCACAGGCCTACACCTTAGCAGAATCAATCATAGCAGAATACAGGCAAGACATATTATCGCAATTCCTAAAATAAAATTACCCGATTGTTAAATTTTTAACACTTGCATTTTTATCCTCCATATGCTATAATATACTTGTGAGTTAAACAAGACACAGGGACTGAGAGTTACACCTCTTTCTTAAAACATTCAGTCCCTGGTCACACTAACGGCGGTATCTGAGGTAATACGGTTGGTGTCCTCCTGTAAACCATTCCAAAACCGTAGCGGGTTCGAATCCTGCCCGCCGAATTGGTGTCTTTATCCACCAAAACACAATAGAACAATTAAAGAAAGGAAGAAAAAATCTATGAAACGTGAGCGCATGGTTACAAGAACCATCACAACAACCAACGTTACAGTATTAGTGATCAATGTTGAGACAGCAGAGCCACACAACGAAACTTTTCAGCTTTTGGGAAAGTACAAGAATGATGGAGATATTTTAAAGGAAATCGATAATCTTGTTGAATATCCATTCAAAGTTGTCCATATCGTTGACAAACGTGAATCAGCTACAAAATACGTAATGACCGAAAAGGATTTTGTAGAATACGCAGTAGCAGAAACAGAAAAGGAGAACTAAAACTATGGTAAACATTATTACAGAAAGCAGAGAATTAAGCGAAGTTGAAGAATATCTCATGACAATTGCACCGTCCATCACATCAATGAAGGATGTTCCAGATAACACAAAGATCGAGGTATCAGCATACCTTATCTTTGAGGATGTCAAAGAAACAACTGGTGAATCAGTCGAGGTTATGAGTATTCTCACACCAGAAAATAAGGTTTATTCCTGTCAGTCAAAAACATTTAAACGTTCGATTTTAGACATTGCTGGAATCATGAAAGATAAACCATTTTCAGTCCTGAAGATTTCAGGAAAAACAAAAGCCGGCCGTGATTATATTAACGCCGTGCTCGATGTAACGTCACTGTAAACAAATTAATTTTAGTATTGTGCAATGTATAATCAACCATTTTAAAGCCATTTTCGAGATTTCAACGGGTAAAGGGATTGTAGCCCTTTACCCTTTATTAATTTTAAGGGTGTGATAATATGTCTAATAAAAAACTCACAAAAACATCAATCGCTAAAAAAGAATATAAACACCAGCAAAACAGAATTAAGCGACTGATAAAACGACTAGGGGAACGTGGTTATTTTTTTGAAAAGGAAGTTTTACCGGAAGAACCTAAACGAATAACACAGGCGTCAGTAAGAAAATTAAAAAAGATCACAGCTGAAAACTTATACAAAGTTACAAAATATATTGACCCTGAAACAGGTGAAATTTTAAGCGGTGTTGAAGGTCGTAAATTTGAACGTCATCGTACCGCAGTTAAAGCCGCACAGACCAGGAAAAGACGGAAACAACCGAAAAAACCACCACAACAGCCACCTCAACCGCCTCAACCACCCTTACCCCCTGATGATTTTATGGTGCGTGTGATTATAAGCAATTGGCTTACCCTACTCCGCACTTGTGAAAAAGGTGAGGCCTACAATTTATTACTAGGGTGGATAACGCAATTGCGCAATGATAATGGTGACGCAGCTGTAGCAACAATGATTGAAGAAGGTGCAGATTCTGGTAATATCCTTACATGGGATATTATTTATCATAATGATAAAGCCCGTCAGTATATGTCAGCGCTTATGAGCCATTTACCAGATCAGGGCGTCTTATATAAAGATCAGATGTTAGATAATGAGGATTATTTGCGCCGTCTTGCAGATGCTTTTGAGCAAAATGAGGATTGGGAATTACCAAAGTGAAAATTAGAAAATATCGTTATTATATGTGTGACTTTGAAACATCTGTTTATGAGGGTCAGAAATCAACTGAGGTTTGGGCGGCCGCCGCCGTTGAGTTGGGCACTGAAGATGTTAAAGTCATGCATAGTATAGATAATCTTTTTAATTATTTTATCAACCTTAAATGTAACATTATAGCATATTTTCACAATCTTAAGTTTGACGGAAGTTTTTGGCTGTCGTATCTTTTAATCGATAAAAAATTTAAACAAGCTTATGACCAGATCGGCGAAAAAACGGACGAAATTGAATGGCAGCAAGAAAAATATATGTTAAACAATAGTTTTAAATACTCGATATCAGACCGTGGTCAATTTTATACAATCATTATTAAAGTTAAAAACCACTTTATAGAGATCAGAGACAGTTTAAAACTTTTACCCTTTAGCGTAAAGCGGATTGGTGAATCTTTTAAGACAAAGCACAAAAAACTTGAAATGGAATACAAGGGATATAGATACGCTGGGTGTGAGATCACACCAAAAGAGCGTGAATATATTGCAAATGATGTTTTGGTAGTAAAAGAAGCACTCGAAATAATGTTTTCAGAGGGGCATGATCGGTTAACAATAGGGTCATGTTGCCTATCTGAATATAAACGTATCTGTCAGTCGTCAATAAAAAATGCGTTGTCCTACGATGAGATGTACCCAGATCTAACACAGATACAAATTGACGATACTGTGTTTGGCTACGCTAACGCAGATCAATACATACGCAGATCTTACCGCGGAGGTTGGTGTTACCTTGTAAAAGGTAAGGAAGAACAAGTGCTAACAAATGGTACAACGGCAGACGTAAACTCACTTTATCCGTCAGTCATGCACTCAGAATCAGGGAACCGTTACCCTGTGGGAGTCCCTTATTTTTGGACTGGCAACCTTATTCCCGATGAAGCGCTTAAATCGAATCGATTTTATTTTATACGAATAAAAACGCGTTTTTATATTAAGCCCGGTAAGTTGCCTTTTGTGCAGATTAAAAACAGTTATTTATATAAACCAACTGAAATGCTGGAAACGTCTGATGTGTTTGACCCGGAAACCGGGAAAAATTACCCATATTATAAAAATATGAAGGGGGAAATAATTGACACACGGGTTACGCTAACCCTTACAATGACAGATTACGAATTGCTGAAAGAGCATTACGAATTAGTGGATTTTGAGATATTAAACGGGTGCTGGTTTTATAGTGAGATCGGAATCTTTGATGAGTACATTGATAAGTATAAGCAGATAAAGCAAACAAGTAAAGGTGCTAAGCGTGAGTTAGCAAAACTTTTTTTAAATAACCTTTACGGTAAAATGTCGTCAAATACTGACAGTAGTTTTAAGTTAGCATACGTTAAAGATGATGGAAGCATTGGTTTTGATTTTATACCAGCAAACAACAAAAAACCCGGATATATTGCTGTAGGGTCAGCGATTACAAGTTATGCCCGCAACTTTACTATTAGAGCGGCACAGCAAAATTTTTATGGCAGTGATAAACCCGGTTTTACCTATGCTGATACCGACTCTATCCATTGTGACTTACCATATGATAAAATAAAGGGTATTACAGTCCATCCAACAAATTTCTGCTGTTGGAAACTTGAGTCATATTGGGATAAAGCATATTTTACAAGACAAAAAACCTATATCGAACATGTGGTCGCTGAGGATGAGGAGTACATTGACACCCCTTATAATTTAATTAAATGTGCAGGTATGCCGGATAAATGTAAAAATTTGTTTGAATTGTCAATGTTAGGCACAGCTAACTATGAAGGTTACACAGACAAGCTAACCGGAGAATTTAAGGAATGGACAGATGATGAGAAAGATTTTTTATTTAATCCCGATCACACTAATATCGTTAGGACTTATGATGATTTTAAACCGGGGCTTTGTGTACCAGGCAAATTGCGTCCCAAAAGAATTAAAGGTGGTATATTGCTTGTTGATACAACGTATGAGATGAGATAAAAAAGAAAAGGGATAGTAAAATTACTATCCCTTTAATATATCAATAACACAAGTGACGCAAAACGCATACGGAAAAATATGAAAAATGACCCGGCACTGCTTTTAAAGTGTTCCACCCGAATACACTCATTTGCGAACGCTCATGCTGATACCACTAATAAGATAACGCGCACAGTACAACTTCTTTACATTGGAGATCTTTGAATCTAAAACAACCTCTCTCAAACAAATACCGGAGGTTTGCCAAAAAGAAATCATTGCGTTTTAACATCACGTAATTGATGTCGTGGTCGTCGGTTGTCACGCTAATTCGAGTCGGAAATGTCTTGTCCGCTCGGTCATCACAATAAATGATGCCATCCTCTGTATACTCATGTATTCCATACTCATTTGATTTATATTTAAGTGTGGACAGATATCTACTTTTACCCGTCGGTTTTGCAATAAATGCTAGATTATCATTTAAATATGTTGCTTCGTTCGAGTACATAGTATACTCATTTTTCGAAAACGCTTTAGAAAATCCACTTTGTTTTTGTGCATTGGCGGCGCTTTGTACATAGCCTTGTTCAAGTACAAACCCTGAACCCTTTAAAAATTTTGTATCAGTTTTAAGCCGATTACTTATACCCATTTCCACGTAGTACGGATTGATAATGCTAACTGGATTCGCTAACATATATACCGGGACATATCTGGTCTGTTTTCCTTGCCCTCTAGCAATCGAGGTGTGGACGGATATAAACTTTTTAATTTCATCATTGCAATAGTGATTTGTTTCACTCTGAAATTCATCAAAGATCATTCTTTCGACATCCGAAAACAGATGGCTATATTTTTTAATTTGGTCAGAGCTATTGAGGGATATTGCATACCCACAACTTTTATCATCGAGATAGAGTTCGTGAAAAATCCCAGACGCTTTTCTTTTTGATGTCATTTCATGTTCTGGAAAAAATAATGCACCAATATCTTTATAAAATTTGTCAACTACATCATCCAATTCATAATTGTACCTATAAAGCAGTGCAAACTTTCCTTCACCGCGTAAAAATTTATTTATACATAGTCTACCAAAATATGTAGTCTTTCCGCCAGTTCTATTCGTTGTACATAAGTACAATTCTGGCGTATTCCCATCAATATCTTTTAAGCTCAGTAACTTTGTTCCGTCATAGTATTTATTCATTTTTCTGTTCACCTTCTTTTTACTAATTATATCATATCTATTGCAAAAAGTCAACAGTTGTGATATAATAAATAAGAAGGCAAGGACAGAAAGGAAAACAATGATTACACCACTACAATACGTAGGTGTCGGGTTAATTTTTAATGTTTTGGACTTAGTTACAGGTATCATATCAGCCATTAAAGAAAAGGATATTCAGTCATCAAAACTACGTGATGGACTATTTAAAAAGATAGGGTTTATTATATGTTATCTTGTGACTTATATTGTCGACACTCAGGGAGACGTAATAGGATTTAATATTGGAGTCCCTGTACTCCCAATGTTGATTCTTTACACTTGTACGACTGAGTTAGTTTCAATAATCGAAAACATTTCCAAAATTAACCCAGACCTTTTGCCTACAAAACTTATGGAGTTATTCCACATCAAAAAGGAGTGATGTTGATGCCATCAATTAGTAAAGCCGTTGCGTTTGCAGTTAATATATCAAATGACAACTTACATGGGTACGACCAGACCCACAGAAATGGCCCAAACTATGATTGCTCTAGCTTAGTTGCCACAGCCTTAAATGAGGGCGGTTTTAATGTAGCCCGTGACTCATGGACAGGCAATTTATTGCCACAGCTTGAAAAATGTGGTTTTGTGCAATGCAAACCACCCTGGAAAAAAGGTGACATTCACCTCAACGTCCGCAATCACGTGTGCATGTCTGTATCCGCTGACAGAATTGTACAGGCATCAATTAACGAAAAGGGTACAGTAACAGGTGGAAAAAGCGGCGATCAAACTGGAAAAGAAATATGGGTTACAAAGTATTATGAGTACTCAAAAGGATGGGATTACCATTTACGTTACACCGGAGAGGATAGCCAAACAGATAAAACTATTTCTGAAATTGCGAAAGAGGTTATAGCTGGCAAATGGGGCAACGGTGAGGACAGAAAAAATAAACTTATTAACGCAGGCTATGATTATGACGCCGTTCAGTCAGCGGTTAACGATCTTATGTCCAATCCTAAAATTCCATACGGTGAGATAGCAAGACAGGTTATTGCTGGTAAATGGGGCAATGGTAAAGACCGTGTAACACGCCTTACAAATGCTGGTTACAATGCGTCAATTGTACAAAACATTGTCAACGATATGCTAAAATGAGCTTTTCACCGAGACTAAACGCAAACGGGATTTACAATAACCCATGGTGGTATGATTCGGGTAATATATATTATCCCTCATATCAATTACCCAACTGTACTTGTTATTGCTATGGCCGCTACGCAGAAATTTTAGGAAAATTTTACCCCTTGCCTTCAGCAGATGGCGGCGGATGGTATTCAGCCGCAACTAATTTTAAACGTGGACAAACCCCACAGTTAGGCGCTATAGCTTGTTGGTATTCGCCAAATGGAAAATATGCTGGACACGTGGCGGTAGTCGAACAGATAAATTCCAACGGTGATATCGTTACAAGTAATAGTGGTTACTATCGGCCGATCAATGCCTACCCACCATCAACAAAAAATTATTTCTGGACAGAGGTTTGCAATAAAAGTAATGGGTATAGATCATCATGGATGATTTCCAGAGGGTATCAACTTGCAGGTTTTATTTACTTAGACGGTGAGCCGCTCGACCCAGTACCGACTGAATGGATAAAAGGCAATCGCTATCTTAATGATGGCGAAATGCGAAACAATGCATATATTGTATACGCAACTTATTATCGCACCTGGTCACTCCCGGCTATATGCGGTGTGTTAGGAAATATGCAGAGAGAATCAACGATCAACCCGGGTATATGGGAATCATTAATTGTTAACCCGTCTCATGGTTTTGGTCTTGTAGGTTGGACGCCATCCACCGTTTATACAGATTGGGCAAAAGCAAATGGTTTTGAGATCGATGACGGCGATGGCCAATTAAAATGGATTGATGAGGAAATTGACAAGCAACATCACTGGATTCCAACATCAAAATACCCCATTAGCTATTCCGAATTTAAAGTATCTGACAAGACCCCAGAGGACTTAGCTAGTGCGTTTATGTATAATTTCGAACGTCCGGGTGTTTTAGCAGAGGAAGAAAGACGAAAATTTGCACGTCAATGGTTTGAGTATTTACAAACGATTGACCCCTCCAACCCATGGCCAAATCCACACGAACGTAGAAAACGGATGCCAGTCTGGATGAAAATAAGGTATAGGAGGTAATAAAAATGAAAAAGACAAATACATGGATTGAATTTATGTTAGCAAGATTTCTAAAAGTGAGGTAAAACATATGGCTATTTTAAACAAAGAGGATTTTTTTAATCGAATTAATACGTTAGTTGGTGAAGACAACACAGATGAAAACATTAAAATTATTGAGGATATCACAGATACTTATAACAACTTAGAGACACTAAGCCAGGATAACGCAAACTGGAAAGATAAATATGAAGAAAATGACAAAGAATGGAGGAAACGGTATCGAGATCGATTTAATAATACAGTCGATGAACCGACTAATGATGAGCCGGATGATGAACCGGACAAGCCTATGAAATATAGTGATTTATTTAAGGAGGTATAAATAATGCCACGTAGAATTGTAAATACAACTTTAAATGCGTCCTCGATTGACATTTTAAATGTTATTCGTCAGAACGCACCTTATGAATATCAGCAGAACGTGCCGGAAGTAACAAGCGTTGATGATATCCCCAGAGTGGGCGAAGTGATTTATGGTACACCAGCTTTTGCGAATCATTTTTTAACAGCTTTAATTAACCGGATTGCAATTGTGCGTACTCAGAGTGCTACTTTTAATAACCCATATGCAAGGCTTAAAAAGGGATATTTGGAATTTGGTGAAACAGTCGAAGATATTTTCGTCTCAATTGCACAGGTGATTACCTCAAATGTAGAAGAAGCACCAGCCCGTGAATTTAAACGGACTTTACCAGACGTAAGATCGGCTTTTCACGTCATGAACTGGAAGACTATTTACCCAGTTACCATTCAGGATGAAGATTTAAAACAGGCTTTTTTAAGTGTTGACGGTGTAACGGATTTAATCGCTAAAATTGTTGACAGCGTATACACAGGCGCTGAATACGATGAATTTTTACTGTTTAAATATTTACTCATTAAAGCGGTGTCTCATGGTAAAGTAAAAACAATTAAAATCGGTGACGGTACAGATTTTAATAATATGGCCGCCAATTTTAGAGGGATTTCCAATCTTTTCCAGTTTCTATCTGACGATTATAATGAAAACAAGGCGCATAATAACACACCAAAAAATAGACAGGTTATTTTCATGGATGCGTTATTTAACGCACAGTTTGACGTTAATGTACTTGCAAGTGCTTTTAACATGGATAAAGCTAATTTCCTTGCTAGCTTGTATTTGATCGACGACTGGACTACTTTTGACAATAAACGTTTTGAGCAGATTAGAGCTACTTCTGATATGATCGAAGAAGTAACAAGCGCAGAACTCACAGCAATGAAAAATGTTAAAGCGATTATTGTAGATGAGAATTGGTTTCAGGTGTATGACAATAATAACAAATTTACTGAAAAGTACGTGGCGAGTGGTCTGTATTGGAATTATTTCTACCATGTATGGAAAACAATTTCCTATTCACCATTTGCCAACATTGTTGCCTTTAGTTTGGATGCGGGCGTTACAGATTTACCGAGTACTTTAACATTACACATTGACAGCAAAGATGAATCAGAAATTGCTAATACTGTTACATTCTCCATCGCCGAAAAGGTCGGTTTAGCACCAAACGCTGTCAACTTTACTCAGACCGATGCTTTAACTAAAGCGGGTATTGCAGTGCATAAGTTCGGCGGATTAATTATTCCTGCGGAACAAGTGGCAACGGCTATTACTGTTGAATGCGTACTTGATGGTACTGTTTATAAAGCCGCTACAACGTTCACCGGAACAACGGTTAAAGTTGACCAGACAATTACACTTAATAAGCAGGGGTGATTTAATGGCTAAACAGTATTACGCAGATAATGTGGATTTAACGGGAACTTCATTCCCTACAGTAGGCGAAAATATTAGACGCGGGAATAAAGTTTTTAACTCACATTCAGTTCAAGTGTCAATCGGAAATATGACCCAGACAGATAAGAATAAAACCGCTCAGCAGCTCGGTGTCTCAGCGTCTGACTTAAAGCTTGCGATCAAAGATCTTTTAAAGGGGGAAGCTACTTTCCACTTTGGCGGGCTGGATGAAGACGGTTTTACAGAACAGGAATTAAAGGAAATCGCTACAGCTTTAAACTCAAAATTAGGAGTGTGAAAGAATGTATATTGAGCCAAACACCGATATTATTTTATTACATGATGTTCCGCTCGATACCACATATCAGCATACGTTATGGTTCGATACTTTAAATGCACAGACAACCTATTTTTCATCAAAGAATATTATTCGTTTAACAAAACAAACGTATCAACGAGTTAATAAAGGGATAGCCCGTGTGGCTGTCCCAGCAGATCAATTGTATAATTGCAATTATATGATGTTTAGGAATAGTGCTTATGGGACGAAATGGTTTTACGCTTTCGTTAAAACCGTGGATTATATTAACAACGAATGTTCGGAAATCACATACGAAATAGATGTGATGCAAACGTGGCTATTTCAGCATAGCCCTGATTACTGCTTTGTTGAAAGAGAAATCACTGAAACTGATGTGTTAGGTGAACACTTTGAACCTGAATCAGTCGAAGTCGGGGAATATGTTTTTAATGACTATGCACCTATTAGATTGATGAGTGAGTATGTAACGTGTGTCGCCGTTGTTGATGTTGATAGTGGCACATCAGGAAACTTATACGATGGTATTTACGGGTCAGCAAAATTGTATGTCTATGATTCTAACGATGTCAATAATATTAACTCATTTATTGAGACGTACAAGCAAAAGCCAGAAGCTATTATCGGAATTTATATGTTTCCTAAAGATTTTATTGCGTCAATCCCCGAAGATCATTTACTGCACACGTCCGCACACGCAATACACCACATTGAAACAATGGCACAGCTGACAACTGATGCTACTTTAAATGGATATAAGCCTAAAAACAATAAGCTTTATACTTACCCATATAATTTTTATCATGTTGACAACGCCAGTGGAAGCGATCTTACATTACGCTATGAGCTATTTGATGATTTAACGCCGGAGTTTGAAATATCGGGTACAATTACTCAGCCTGTTGTGTGTAATATAAGACCGACATCTTATAAGGGCGTTCGTGGCGTGACAGCAACGCAAGGGTGGAATACCGTTAATACAGAGACGCTACAGCTTACAAACTTCCCACTGTGCTCATGGAATGTTGACAGTTATCAGGCATGGGTTGCCCAGAATAGTATACCTATTGCTATGTCGGCCGGAAGTACAGTGTTTCAGACGTTAGCATCTGGTGGATTAAACTTAGGGTCAATTTTTGGACAGGTGTCGAATACTCTTACCGATGCTTACCGGGCGTCGATCGCGGCTGATATGAATAAGGGTAATATCACCAATGGCAATGGTAACGTTAGCAATCAAAAGCAGAAGTTTTATGGCGGACGGTGCTCAATTACAGCGCAGTATGCAAAGATCATTGATGATTATTTTACAATGTTTGGTTATGCTGTAAAAAGGGTTAAAATTCCAAACCGTAATAGCCGTCCGCATTGGAATTATGTTAAAACCATTGGCGCAACAGTGACAGGGAGTGTGCCAGCTGATGATATGAATAAGATCTGTCAGATTTATGATAATGGAATTACATTTTGGAAAAATGCGTCTGAAGTGGGTAACTATTCATTGGATAACAGACCGTAAAGAGGTGATTTAATGGGTCGTAAAAAAGATAATATGTTTAATCTTTCCGCAATTGATAATAAAAGATCGTATATTCATTATATTAACAGACTGACGGAATTAGCTGTCTCAATGTTTGAGTGGAAAAACTTACCGGTTAGTGTAGACCAGAGATATATTGAAACACAGTTGTTTACTAACCCCAGCGTGGTGTATTTTGATGATGAAGAAATGGGAAATCTTTGTTTAAATTGTGTTCCTACTGGTCAGTATGATGTATACGGAAATCCTACAAGTCGTCGAGCTTACTCACGCTATAACCATTATAGCAAAGAATTAGACAGCACTAATAGTGTAATTATCTGGAATAATTACTTGCATATTAACACATACAATGATGTTCAGTTATTCGCAAAACGGTTATGGTCTTTGGATAGGATTATGGATATCAACGCCAATGCACAGAAAACGCCAATTTTGGTGCAGGGAACAGAACAGCAGAAACTAACGTTGATGAACCTGTACAAAGAGTATGACGGGAATCAACCGTTTATTTTTGGTAATAAGAATATTGACACAAATACTCTGAAGGTTCTAACGACTAACGCACCGTATATAGCAGATCGAATTCACTCGCTGAAAATGCTAATCTGGAATGAAGCGCTTACGTTTTTAGGAATCAGTAATACAAACATTCAGAAAAAAGAACGTTTGACAACTGATGAAGTGAGTTTAAATCAGGGTGGAACTGTAGCAAGTAGATATTCGCGGTTGGAATCACGGCGAGAAGCGGCGGAGAAGATCAATAGAATGTTTGGAACGAATATTGAAGTAAATTACCGTGAGGATTTCCAACAGGTTGATATATCACTGGATGAAGAAACAGGGTCAGATACTACAGGCGGTGATGGAAATGAGTAAATATACAACTGAAGTTAGATTTATTTGTGAATCATATGCTGATTTACGTGAGAGCGTTGGTCTCGCTGATGTTGATGTTGTGCTTAATAAAAGTTGGAATAAGATTTTTACAACTAAGTGCAAGTTTTTTGATGAACAGTACAGAGGCGTATTGTGCCAGAAGATATTGAAGCATTACTACACACAGGAAATCGGAGCGGAAACGGTTGGTTTGTGGAAACTCTGGATGAATACAAGGCTTGAAGAGATCATGCCGTATTATAATAAAATGTATGAGAGTGTAGGTCTTGAGTTTGACCCGTTAGGGGACACTAAGTACGATGTGACACGGAATGTGAATAGTGAGGAGAACAAGAACGAAAACAAGAATGAGAATGAAAACATTGGAACAAGTGGTAGTAATAATAGTTCGACTACTAGAGATAATACAGAGAGTAGCGAGTACAGCACTGATGATACTAAGAGGGATTTGTACAGCGATACCCCGCAAGGCGCTATCACAAATCTGGAAAATGAAACATATTTAACTAATGCAAGGAAAGTTATTGGAAATAGCGGTGGGACAGGAAGTAGTAATGGTACCGAAAAACAGACTTTTAATAGCACGGATAAGGGAACTAGTGAACGAACCAGGGATGAGAATGTAACGGGGAACGTGAATAGTACTGAAAATTATATTGAAAAGGTTGTAGGAAAAAGGAATGGACAGAGTTTTAGTAGCATGATGATTGAGTACCGGGAAAGTCTTGTAAATGTCGATCTGATGGTTATTGATGAGTTTAAATATTTATTCTTTGGATTGTGGTGAGGTGATTGAATGTCAAATAAAATTGATAAATTAAGTACAAATTGGAATTGTTTTAAAGTACTTCCACTTGTGTATGATGACAGTTTAAGTTATTATGAGGTTCTGTGTAAATTAACATCAAAAATGAACGAAATAATTGAAACGTTTAACACCCTTAATATTGGTGAACTTGTCGATGAACTGATAAAAGAAAAAATCTTAAACGGTGAAGCTGCTGAATGGTTTGTTGATGTTTTAAAGCAATACGGGGTGTGCTATGAAATGTTTGACGTTGACCCAAACAATTCATATGCTGGAATTAAAAAAACCCATGATTTTGCTAACGCTAACAATATTCCTGTTATTTTACAACCGTATAAAAAATATACGATTACTGAAGCCCCCGAAACAATTAACATTTTAACAGATGTTGATTTTAACAATTCAACAATTACTATTGATGATACTTCACTGACAAAAGAACAAACTCTTATCGATGTTTTTTGCGTGGGAACAGACGTTAAATATTATACAAAGTTCGGATTGCCAGCTGAAAACAATTACACTGAACATAATTATAATTATAATTATGTTGGTGGGTGTGCTTATATCAGACTAGAAGGTGATTATAATGTTTGGAAAAGAAAAGACGGAGGAAATGGTGAATTAGTTACCGAGTGTAATGTGATTAATGATGGAACAGTAGTGTACAACCCATTTTTCACAATTAATAATGGTAGTTACATTTATCGAGATATCTTTACTACAGTTTGTGAACTAAAAAATCTAAGGCTAGTTAAAAAATGCAATAATGAAGTACAGCCAGAAAATGTATATTATTTGCGTGGATTCAGAATATCCCGGGATAATACTATAATAAAAAACTGGTATATTGGTATCACTAATAACACTGATAATTGTGCCCCATATACAGGTTTTTTGAGTGTTAGAGACTGCTATAATGTAACAATTGAAAATGTGTTCTACAAAAACAGTTTTAAAAGATCTTCATCATATTTATTCTTAATTCAATATGGTATGCACGTTACTTTCAGAAATGTTACAAGTGCTTCAATTTTTGACTCTGATTTTTGGGGTGATATTACCTCAAATTATAGTAGGGATTTAACGTTTGAAAATTGTAATATGAATAGAATAGACGCACACCGGGGGGTATACGGATTAAATGTTAATGACTGCCATATTGGTTATCGGGGCATAAATATTAGTGGTGGTCAGTATTGCAATATTAATAATACAAGTGTTGGTATTTGTAAATACTTTGTTTCAACACGCGCTGATTATGGCGGTGGATTCAATGGTGTTATTTCAATTAATAATTGCAAGCACTGGAATTTTAGTTATGAAGGATGTGTAGCTATTTATAATGATTTTAATTTTAATAGTGGCTACGAATGGAAAATTCCTAAAGTCATAATAAACAATTTAACCGCCCGCTCTACCAATTCATATTCATTGATAAGTAACGTTATTAATAATAATAGCGGGCAGTATAAGTTAAAATTATATGACAAAAATGCAATAGAAATTAATAACGTTGATATTTTAGCGAAAGAAGTATTTGCTAGTTTTAGCATGTATGGTCAATATGACACTGACGAAAGCGTTGTTATAGTTAAAAATGTTAATGCTCCGGTTAAAACCTTTAATTCAGTAGGTAGTACACGTAAAACAAGTATTTTGATTGGTGAAAATGTGGATGTAATTATTGAGAAAGGAACAGCCGAAAGTAACTTTAGAATAAAAAATTCTAAAATTGCACTAAGCGGAACAACTTCGAATTATTCAACATACGAAAATTGCGCATTTAGTAAATTAGAAGGTGTGGCACTTACTAGAGGTTATTTTACAATGTGTGACTTTAATAATCTAATTCAAAAAACAGCGGTACAAGATCGGTATACTTTGTGCTGGAATTTCGCTGCATAAATATAAACGGTGTTAGTTAAGGCTAACACCGTGAATTTTTATGAA